ATAAAAAATGTTCCACGTGAAACATTTTATCACATGAAACATTTTAATATTTATTTACCTTCAATTATGAAATTATCATAACCTAATTTTTTTAATTCATTAGATAAATTAATAGCATTGTTTTTATTTTTAAATGCACCAACTTGAATACGATATAAAATATCAACACTATCAACACTATCAACATTTTTTATTCTGTCAATAAATGTATTCCATGTTATAGGTTTACCACTTCTAATATTTGAAGGGCAGTTTTTACCACTCCAATAATTATGCTGAACGACCCTATCAATAGGTATATTCAATTCTTTCATTAAATATTGAATTAGTTCAATAGTATTAGTAATTGTTTTATTAAAATCACCATCACTATTAACACACATTTCAACACCTATACTATTCAAGTTACCGTTCTTTCTTCCATCTCCACAATGCCAACATGATATATTGTGATTAAAATGTTTTATAACCTCTTTATCATCAACGGTATAATGCCATGTAGCACTTGAACCATTATTTATATAGTTTGCGTGATTTCTTGCATTAGCACCCCTATTTTTATTACCTGTTTCATGTACTGTAATATATAACCCTTTATTACCTGTGCCATAGTGATTTTTATTACTTGAAATCATTTCTATAATTTTCATAATATAACCCCCTCATTCAATAATTTTATTATTTCTTCTTTTTCTGTATTTGTAGCACGTGAATTTAATAGAACATTTTCACAACGTGTAAACCCTTCATAATCACCTATTACACCATATTCAATAGTTTCACCACCGAATATGGTATTAACATTGTATGGTATATTTCTAACTACTTCAATAAATGGACTAACAATATTATTTTTATTAACCGTTGTAATGTTTCCTATTACTGCATTTGTTTGTTTCTGTATGAATGGTATTTGACTAACAATAATATTACTTCTACTTTCAATTATACTATCAATAAAACTACTGTAAATATTAACCGTTGTACTACCTGTATAAATATCAAATACATATTCAATTTTAATTGATTGATTAACCACATATTCACTATCTAAATATATTTTATCAAAATATGGTAAATGTAAAACATACATAACATTAGAATAATCATAAACATTATTATATTTTTCAGTAACTTCAATAGTACCCATATCAATAATAAATTTACTACTAATTAACAAACTACTTGAAACACTTGTTTTAAAACTTCCTAAAATTATATCACTTTTACCACCAACTATATTAGAAGGTATTTTAAAAGGTGTATTATATAAATTAGTGATGTAATTGCCAAAATCAACCGTTGTACCTTCTATTGATTGATACCTTTCTTTACTCAATAATGTTAATTCATCTTTATTAGTTAAATATAGGTTAGTAAACTGTGATACTGGTTCAACTGGTTCAACTGGTTTTAACGTTGCATTATAATTATCATATAATTCAATAACCTGTGCATTGCTTAAATCTTCATCATAATATAATCTAAACCCTTCATTTATAAAAGTTCCTTCTTCAGTGAATCCATTCTGTTTATAGGTAAAATAAAACTCACCTATAAACTGATACCCACTATCAGCACTAATTATAATAGGTTTTTCAAGTGAATATTCTTCCCCGTTTGAATAATTACAAGTACAATTTTTTAATGTTCCAGTTATTGTTATCGTGTAATCAGTATCAGCACTTACATTAACAATTAAATTATCTATAATTATACCAGTTAAAGTTAGTGTTTTTCTATCATCAGAATATGTTACACTTGCGTTATTTAATGCACCCGTTGTTAAACTAACGTTATCATCCTTAAATGCATAACCGTCATTTGCAGTAAATTCAAGTGTAATATTTTCGTTTTTTTCATATTCAGTTTTAATTTCAGAATTACAAACACAATTTGTATTATTATTTGTGATTGTATATTTTGTTGAAAATTCTTCATCAATAGCAACATACAAATAAACATAACTGCTTGAATATGTGAAATTACTTGTTGCTTGCAAGTCAATAATTCCACTTGACGGATATGTTTTTATTGTGAATTGTTTTGTAACATCAACCCATGTTGTAATTGTTCCGGATGGACTGCTTGAACGTGCATGACACCAAACAGAAACGTTTTTAAAATTCCTTTTACCAAAAATTAAACGTTGATTAACATTTCTAAATGCAGAAATTGAAGTTGCAGAACTTTTATATTGTTTTGCACACGTGCCACAATCAACACCACCAATTTCAACACCAAAACTATATGTTGAAGTTGATAACGTTGGATTTGTTGAAGTTATGTTATTATTTGAATTATGAATATAATACCAACTCCTCATATTCTAACCCCCTATCGTTACAAGTATAGTATTAGTTCCCTGTTCTAAAACATAATCACTTTTAAAAATATCAACTTCTTTTTTAACCTCTGATTGATACCCATTATCATAATATTTATTAGTAGTTGTTTGTTGGTTCACGTATGCACTACTATTTTTTATATCATCTTTAAAACTCATTAGAACATCACATTTTAAAGTAATACTATAAATATCATTAGGGAAAACTTCAATATTTTCAATATAGTAATACCTATCAAAATTAGGAATATAGGCATAATTAGAAGTAATTAAAGTTTCAGTTTTTAAAATGATTGTAGGACTTATTACACTTGTATTATCTTTTAATTTAATATTGTAATCTATTTTATTAGTTAATGCTTTATCAATAACAATGTTACTATCATTAGTATTATATAAACTAATAATCATATTTAAAACCCCCTTCTATAAAAATAGGGTAGTAGTAATTTAATTATCACTACTACCCACATATATTATTGACTATGCCATAAAGAATACAATAAAGTTCTCGTTTAAATCATTAAAGTAACCACAATCAAACTTGTAATAGTTATTATAAAATTCTGCTTTAGCATTATAATTAGTTGTTACACGTCTATCTAAATTAGTAACCCCTAAACTATCCCTATCAAACATTACCCCAATAATACCACTTGTTTCAATCTCTCTAACTGTAGTACCTTCTTTAGATAATGCAACGTTAATTTTACTTGTATCAGTAAAGTTATAGTCTAACCCCGAACCTTGCCAATATGGAACGGTTTCAGCATTAGGAAGTGCAACCAATTCATCATTATAAGTATCAGCTTGTAAATAAGAAATTGCACTTGCTTTAAATTCTGAAAGTAACACAATCTTTAACATTTCATTAGGTGTAAATCTTTCTTTACCCCCAACATTAAATAAGGTACTCATTTTAGAAAGTCTATCAACATATAGTTGCATTGTATAACTTGCAAACTTTAAAAACTCACTATCTGTAATAGCTTGTTCCGGTGTTAATTCTTTACTGAATTTAGTATTAAACATTTTCAATAGGTTCACTGCTTTAACACCTGTATTAGTGTATATAACTTTGTTCTCTGTTTTATCGTATAAATCATTATAAATAGTTTCACCTATCATATTATTAATAGTTCTCATTACCAAACTATCAATTTTTACTGTCATAGATTTTTCAACTGAATTATATAACATTGATAGAAAACCGTTTAACTGGTTAGCACTTGAAAAACTTTCTTTAACCTGTGATTCTGTAAAACTCATAGGGACTTCAAACGTAACTTTTTTATTGAAAAATTTAGCACTTACAGAAGGTTTATAAAATATATTAGTATCATAGCTTTCACCATCTGTTAAATTCCAACTGTCATTCTCCTGTGCCTGTGGAATATCAGCTTGAATTTTTTCAAGTACACTTCCAAACTCCCAACTATCCATAATTACAGAAGGAACATTCCCACTATATGGACGGTTTACAAAAACTACTTTACCAATATGATTTACTAATGATTTTACATAAGTATCAACATCAGTACCATTAAAAATTTCTGTTCCAACATCTACAACATTTGATAAATCTTCCTGTAATAAATCTGATTTTCCTAATAATTCACCTGTAATACTATTGACTAAACTATAAATTTGATTTACTTTCATTACATATATCCCCTTTCAATTTAGAATATTTTATTTGTTATTAACTGGTTTATATCTGTAAACATTATATCACATATATTTATTCTGTTCAAGTATGAATTTATTTTATCATAAATTCCAATATCTTTTAATTTTTTAATTTCATATTGACGTTCTTTTAAGTTGGTACTTGTATTAATTTCTGAATTATCATCACTTGAATTATTAACAAAATCATCAACATTATAAGCACTAACTTTATTAATGTTTTCACGTGTTAAATTTAAACTTCCTTCATCTGTAATAGTTTCTGTTATTAGTTCTTTATAATCTGCTAACTCATTAATACTATTAGTTAGATTTAATATAATATTATCCCACTTAAAACCATAAGCATTAATTAAAACACTTGCTAACAATTTAACATCAATATCAACCACATTAGAAGTTATTTCCCTATTACCATATTTCATAATGTATAACTGATTTAATGTATTATCATCAATAAAATCAAATATTGGTAACGGTTTAATGTTCTTCATTTCTGTAAATAAATTAGTACATTTTTCTTTAACCTTCATAACCTCACCCCCTATTATTTTTTATAATTAGTTTACTGTTATTAGTTTTAGTATCTAATTGAAGTTTATTTAATATGGTTCTAAACTGGTTTAACTGTGGAATGTGTTTTTTTAAATCTTGTTCACTCATGTTATATTCAAGAAAACCTCCCATAAACATATTAATCATATACAACATATACAATTCTTTACTATCTACTATCAACTCATTTAATGAAGTTTCTAACCTGTTAATATCTGTAATAGTTTTAGAAAGTAATCTGTTATATTCTCTAAATAATATGTGAAGTTCAACCCCTGTCATATTGTGAAGAAATTTAATATCACTTTCTAACATTGATAAATTCATTTTTAACCTACTTGAAGGACTTGCAACTAAATTACTTGTGCTTTCAGTAACACCATTTAATAAACTAATGAGATTGTTTAAACTGTTTAAAGTAGTTGAAATTTCTGTATTCAATTTATACATACTATTTTTTACTTGTTTAACACCCATTAATTCACCTTCTTTTTATCTTCTTTTTATCTTCTTCCTCTGTGTCCTCTGTGTCCTCTGTGTCCTCTGTGTCCTCTGTGCCCTCTGTGTCCTCTGTGTCCTCTGTGTCCTCTGTGTCCTCTGTGTCCTCTGTGTCCTCTGTGCCCTCTGTATCGTCCATAGGTTCAATTATTTCTTCATCTTCAATAACTGGTTCATCTTCTTTATTATCGTTGCTTAAATCGTCCTGTACTGGTTCAATAGTATTATTTCTATATGCCCATGTATTACCGAATTTAACACTAATATTTAAACCGTATAACTCATTAATTTCATTTAGTGCCTGTTCTCTACACTCTAACATATCATCTAATAGGGGAAATAATACATCATTATTTAGTTCAACCTCTGCATTAATTAAACGTTCTTTTTTCATATTATAATTAGCACTTAAACCAATTTCATTATATAGACTTGCTTTTAAATACTGTTCAAGTTCAATTAATTCACTAATACTATTATTAGTTGTTTTATGATTAACCTTTAAACTATCAAATAATTGACTTTCAGCTATAACCCCTAATTTACCCTCATATATATTCTTTAGGAAGGTTTCAGCACTTTCAACCGTACTATCATCATTAGCACTAATTAACGTTTGTATTCTATTATTAACCGTTGCTAATAGGATTGATATTTCATTTTCATTTAATAAATTAATGTACTTATCAAATATAGGTTTCAACCCTGTGCCTGTGGTATCGTTCATAATGATTACACAATCTTCACCAATAGTTAAAGTCTTATTATAGTTTAAATATGGTACACTTACTATTGCATTAGTAGGTCTATTATAAACATCAGTAACCCCACCTAAACCACCACTAACAACATAAAAATCATCATCAATTTTAGTAAATATTCCAAACCCTGTGGATTGTAGTATTTTTTCTAATTCCTTATATGGAATGGTTTTAGGTAGATTTTCATATTCAAACATAGTTGAAGTTCTATTAAACATATAAGCTATTGAATTAGTATTGTTTTTCTTTTTATCTAAATAATTATATTCACTACTAAAATTTAAAAAATACTTGTCTATTTTAGCCATAATTTAACCCCTTTCATTTTTAATATTACAATTAGTATTTAATTCTGATAATGTTTTAGTATTATTATCTATTACACTACTTATATCTTTAATCAATTCTTGATACCTTTCATTTTGTTTAATATTCTGATAAAATAAAGCAATACTAACTACTATGGGAAAACCTACACCATTAATTAATTGAATAATACTTTCCATGTTCATTACTAACCCCCCCTTATAAGTTTTTACAAATTTTTAAATAATTACTTACTGTATCACCTATAGCATTATCTTGATAATATACTCTATCTGTTTTATAAAACCATAGAATACGTTCTTGAAGTTTGTTTATGGGTTTATATATACTTCTATTATAATTTAATTTATAATTATATTCAAGTGAATAAATTAAATCTTTACCATCATCTTTTAATTCTGTAGTTTTTAAATGAATATAGGTAAACATTTCACCATTTATAGATATTATTTCACATTGTAGAATGTTATCATTAAACACTATAAAGTATATAAATTTTATATCTTTAGGTTTATATTTTACTGGTAAATGAGGGTACATATCTAATTCCCATGCACCCCCTGTAATCATTTCTAATTTAGGATTGTTAAAAGCAAAATAGAAATTATTCTTTTTATTACTTTGAGTGTTACCACAATATTCAACCGCCACTTTTAATTCACTATTACCATAAGTATAAACATCTATAGTTCCCTGTTCCATTTTTAATATATGAGTTAAACCCATTTCAGTAAAATAAGGACAATATTTATTCACTGTGTTACCCAACATAAAAATTTTAACGTTGGTTCTCTGTCTTACTATTGTACTAACTGTATTCATAAATAAAACGAATTCATCTTGTAAATAGGTAAATTTAGTTATAAATTCATCAAACATTATAGTTGTAATTTTAGGGTATGAAATACTTTTATTATGCTCCATATCTGATAAAGCGAATACATAAGCTATACAATCGGTATCAATATTATAAATGGTTTTACCGTTTTCATCATAATTACATAAATAAAATTTACTTGCAAAATATGTTATACCCTTATATTTACCCCCACTAATTTTAAATACTTCATCATTAGAATTTATAGCACTGAATATATCGGACGCCCTTCTACCTGTAATATCTTCCTTCCACCTTCTAACTATTGCTAACTGTCCACCTGTTTTAAAATATTCTTCTATACCATATTTTAATACTGAATAGGTTTTACCGTTGGAACGTTCCCCAAATATAACATTATACGTACAATTCTTTTTTAGTATCTTATCTAATGAGTAAAATTTCTGTTTCTGTTTTTTACTTGCCATAATTACCACCCTTTCTAATTGTTTCACGTGAAACATTTTAAACTGTTCCACGTGATTATATATGTTTTCTACCTTTATATAAATAACCTTCTTTTAGGTTTTTCAAGAATTTAGTATATTGTTCACTTATTGATAATGTAAAATCACATGGTTCTAAATGAATACTACTTCTTGAATTAACTTGTAATTCTTTACCTGTATAATCTGTAATAACACCGTTAAATTCATTATCAATATAAGTATGAGTTGATTTTCCTGTTTCATTGGACGGTATATATAAATCATCTGTAAAGTTTTCAAACACCTTCATATAATCATTATTACAAATTCTTTCCATATATTCAATACCGTTTTTCTTGCTTAAACCTGCAACTGTCATAACCATTTTACCGTTACTTTCTCTAACTAAATATCTTTTAGCACCTAATGTTTTAAAATGAGTGTATGTTCCTTCATAATCCCACACCCCTATAGGTTTTTCAATTCCTTCAATGGTTTTAGGTTTTAACATAGTAAAATCAATCTTTCTAAAATCACACATCTTTTTTAATTTCTTGTTTAACTCTGTATTATACCACTTTATAAAAGGAATGTGTTTTTCATAGTTTAACAATTTAATACTATCTGTATCAGAATAAATATAATCTTCACCTATATTTAATATTCCTTCCCATAGGTTTTTACGTGCATATGCTGTAACCCACACACCCCATGGATAATATAAAAACCTGTTCTTACTATCATTGTATTTCTGTATCTGTTCAATCATATCTTCATTAGTAAATTTATTTACTTCCCACCCTTCATTATACAATATTTCATCACGTACAATATCAGTAACACACATTCCATATACACTATTTAACATACCTTTAGATAATAGATATTCAACTTCTTTACCCTCAACACCTTTTAACGTGGTTTTACCTTGATATAATTCAACTATACTATCTATTATAGCTTTAGGAAGGTACTGCATATAAAATTTATATACGTTGCTTACTTGCATACTATCCCATGTATAACAAGCCTGTATTATCTTAAAATCTATATCGGTTATAGTAGTAACTAATTCATCAGCTTTATATATCCTACCATTATTTGAAATACCACCTATTACATTATAACATTTACTTTCTGATAAATATGTTTCATAGGTTAGTTTACTTTGAATATTGGTAAATTTAACATCAAACATTAAACCCACATTTTCATCATTTAGTAACTGTTTAAAATCTTCTTTCTTTACATTAACTTTAACTGGTTTACTCATTGGATATTTTTCAGCTAACATTACAGAAGGGTAACTACTGGTAAAATCTATAGATGAAACATTTTCTAATAGTTTACCACTATATAGCATACTTGCATGAGTAAACCCACCCATAAAACAACGTTTCAACATTTTATATTCATCTGTGGTTAGTGTTAATTCTTGCATTAATTCATTGTACCGTTTAAACTTACCTTTACTTGATTTTTTATGATTTCTATCTGTAAAGTAACATTTATCTTTAACAAACTTTCTAACCCTTCCTGTATTAGTTAATGGTATTTTAGTAATGTTTCCATATTGTTCAATCTGTTCATTGATATAATAAAGAATGATTAAAACATCATTTTCACAATACTTTAATTCTTGTTCTGTTAATTCTGTTTCTGAATGTCTTATTAACTTATAATCTAAATCACCTACTAACTTTGATACTTTATGATTAACCAAATTTTTAGATAACATATCTAAACTGTAACCACTTAAAATATAACTATCTTTAAATTCAATTCCTAAATCTGTTAATGCTTTAACTGGTTTACGTTCATCTACTGAGAATACATTCTCCCAATTAAAATAGTTTCTCATAAATTGAAATTCATACCCTAAATTATGAACGTATATAATTAAAATTCTATCACTTGATAAATGATAATGTTCTTGAAGTCTAAAACATAACTCAATAAATTCTTCCCACGTTCTACCGTATACAATAGTATCTTTAATGCCAAA